ATAAAACTGGTCAGAAAACTATCGAAATGATTGGTGCAAACTTTGTTGCATCTGAACCATCTATCTTTGGCACACCTAGTCAAGATTACATTAAGAAAGAAATCGCTTGGTACGAAAGCGAGTCAACTAACATCTACGACATCAATAAAGAGTCTGGAGCTGATGCCCCTGCTGCTTGGAAATATTCAGCAGACAAGCATGGCAATATCAACTCTAACTATGGCCATCTTGTTTTCTCGGATAAGTACTTCAAACAATTTTATATGGCCTTTGATGAATTATGGTGTAATCCAGACAGCCGCCGTGCTCAAATGGTTTACAACCGTCCATCAATCTGGGTTGAATTCAATGAAGGCGGTAAGTCTGACTTCATCTGTACAAATGCACAAACATTCTATATTCGTGATGGTGTCTTGATGATGGTATCTCAAATGCGTTCTAATGATGTTGTTTTTGGCTATAAGAATGATTATGCTTGGGCACAATACCTTATGGACAAGTTTGTTTCTAATTGGAATGAAATGGCTGCAGTTACAGGTGAACATGGCGAGATTGAAAAAGGTATGCTCATCTGGCAAGTCATGAACTTGCATGTTTACGAAAGACATTTTAATTTGGTGAAATAATGGAAAAGCCTAATAAGCTTATTCTTATCTCTGATATTATTGAGACAAGAGTACGAAAAGAAAAAGAAATTGAGTATTACCAAAAACAAATCGAGAAAATACAGCAAAAAATGTTCTTTCTTCAAAAAGATTTAGAAATTACAAATCTTATCATAGATATGATTGAAAAAGAAAAAGTTGTAGACATAAAAGAGCGAATGGAACAAAAGCTCTTAGGTAAGAAAGATGATGGGTAGAATGGAATATTACGAAGAAAGATACCAGCGAGAAAGCTATTGGGATTATATGGGACGACGTATGCGAGAAGAAGATCAAAAAGATCTCAAGTGGGATCTGCGCTTTATGCAAATGGCACATACAATTTCTACTTGGTCCAAAGATCCTTCAAGTAAAATTGGCGCCGTAGTTGTCAATGATGAGAAACGTATTCTTGCTACTGGATACAACGGTTTTCCAAGAGGTATTGAAGACAGCGAAGAACGGCTTAATAACAGAGATGAAAAGTATCCTCGCATTATTCATGCTGAAATGAATGCATTGATGAATGCTCTTTACAATGGTGTATCTGTTAAAGGTTGCACCTTATACGTATATGGATTACCAATATGCCCAGATTGCACTAAGTGTGTTATACAAGCTGGAATTAAGCGAGTTGTAATACCTACGTTTAAAACTAAAAAAGGTGAATGGGAAAAAATTTGGCTTGAAAAAAGTTTACCAATGTTTAAGGAAAGTGGTGTCGTAGTCGTGGATCTAAGTTTATAGTTGACATTTGGCTAAATATAAGGTAAAATGTAACTAAAGTGTAAGGAGTCATAATGAAAAAAATTCTTGTAACCGGTATGAATAAGCTCCAATGTACGAAAGACTTCTTTCTACAGCAACAGCTTCAAGTAGTACCATCTCACTATTCGCTTATTCGTTGTCTTGAAGATATGGGCTACGAGGTTGAGCAAAGACCTGTAAGACTAGGCGAGAACCTAGATGAATATGATGAGGTAATTGTATATATCCACAGTATTCAGGCTTTCTGTCAGTTCCTCTGGGCCGGTCTGTATGCAGTACACGCTCGTCCAAACTGCATTATTGCTTTTGATGATTGGCAGTTTAAACAGATCTACAGCACCATTGAAACATACAAAGAGAAGCTTGAAGCAAATGATGAAGGCGTATTCCGTCAGTATCTCTTTGATCTATGGCAAGGTGTCGAAGATAAAGATACTGTTGCGTCATATAAAGAACAATATATTGATGCTTGTAATATTATCACCAGTAAAGAAAATCGTCTGCTTGTAAGTGCGTTTGCAGGTGGCGATATGTCAACACTAGAACTTGGCTGGAAAGAAGAAAACGTTTATACATACAATCCAAATCCATATCACCTGAATCGTCGCTCAGACAACGGTTATGGAACTGGAACAGTAGCACTAGATAATTTCTTTGGTGATACCCCAGAAAAAGAAATGAAATGGAATTTTGCGTCTCTTGTACAAGAGAAAACGCGAAAATGGCTCAAGGCGCAGCAACCTGACGATTGGAAGTGGGAAATTGTTTACTACGGAGCGAAGCGTGGTAAGTATAAGTCAGAGCGTAAAACCGAACCCGAAATGGTAAAAGTATTCGAACAACAATGGGGCTGTCTAATGCCCGGATACTTCCATGCCGGATCTGGGTGGTGGCGAGCACGCCCACTGCAGGTTGCTGACGCCGGTTCTATTATCATTGGTGATAAACCTGAAATGATGGTTTACTATCAAGACGACGCATTGGCTGGTCTAAAAGTACAAGACGTTGAAGCAATGGATCTTACTCAATTGCAAACAACTGCTAAAGCTCAGCGTGATGCTCTATATGATAACCATCCTTTGAATACTTTCGTACAACAGGAAGAAATCAAAAGGTGTTTGGAAGCATGAAGAGAATACTTGTAGTAGGAGCCGGTTTATCTGGTGCGACGATTGCTCGTGATCTTGCTGATATAGGCTATAAGGTTCATGTAATCGATCGTCGTAATCATGTCGCAGGTAACGCTTATGATTATGTAAATGAACACGGCATCCGAGTTCACGAATATGGTCCTCATTTGTTTCATACAAACAACGAGCGAGTATTCACTTGGATGTCACGATTTACTGAATGGGTTGAATATCGCCATAAAGTAAAAGCTCAACTAGAAGATGGCCGATACGCTACACTACCGGTTAATCGAGAAACAAAAGATATGGTCGGTGAAGAAAATGTTCTTGATGTATTCTTCCGTCCATATACAAAGAAAATGTGGGGAGTTGAACTAGACCAACTCAATCCTGATATTATTAATCGCGTACCAATTCGTGATGATGATAATGAGTACTATTTCCCTGATGATAAGATTCAGTACATGCCACGACACGGCTATACGAAGATGGTTGAGAATATGCTCCATCATCATAATATCACTCTAGGTCTTAATACAGATTTCAATGTTAACATGGAAAAGAATTACGATCATGTTTTCAACTCTATGCCAATTGATCAGTACTTTGAATTTAAATATGGTAAGCTTCCATATCGATCAATTAAGTTTGAAACTGTGAGCTTACCAATTCCACAGGCTCTGCCTACCGCAACTGTGAACTTTACTCACCACGGTCCAAAGACTCGTGTGACTGAATGGAAAAATATCCCTTGTCACGGAGATAATAAATATATCACAACACTGACTTTCGAAGAGCCATGCGACTACGCTGACAACAATTTCGAAAGGTACTATCCGGTTAAAGATCGTGATGGTAAGAACAGAGAGTTGTATGAACGATATAAAAATGACCAGCCAGAGAATGTTACCTTTATAGGACGCTGCGGTTTGTATGCTTATCTTGATATGCATCAGGCAGTTAACTCAGCTTTGGCAATAGCGAGAAAGTTTATAGATGATGAATGATTTTACCCATGCAAGTATAGTCCCACTTATTGGAGGTGAAACCATTGGTTCACATCGAGCCTTTGGTGCACCACCAATTCATTTTATGTCATACGAAGCATTCGAAGGTAATGACAAACACATCCTTAATTATTACAATAATGAAATACCGTACCATGTATTAGATGCTGGTAGTAGCATTCCAGAACAAAAGGCTGATGTTGTATCGTCAGTTTGTCCTTGCGCTGGTTTGTCTATGATGTCGCATGGTTATGGTGACGATAATGATAATAATAAATGGATGATTGAAACAGCAAACCTAATTCTTGGTGATTATCAACCAAAATGTTTTTGGGGTGAGAATGCTCCAGGATTTGCTGGTAAAATTGGTACAAATGTTAGAAACCAAATGAAAGCGATTGGTGCAGATAACGGTTATACTATGTCCGTATATCGTACTAAGTCATTGCTTCATGGTGTACCACAAGTTCGAGAACGCTCATTTTACTTCTTTTGGAAAGATACAAATGGGCAGGTTCCAATTTTTAATTATTACAATCGCGAATATACTCCGATCGAAGAGTTAATTCGTAATGTAAAATCAAACTTCCAGACAGAACCAATCAATAAGAAAAAGCCATCGGATAATCCGTACTATAAGTATATCCTTGAAGAAGTTGAAGGTGGTAAGACTCATACAGAACATTCTAAGGATGTCGATCCAACATCAGCTCGTGGTGTAGATGCTTTCTCTTATATCGAAAGAGCAGGTAAAACATACAATGAAGTAGCCGAATGGATGGAAGCAAATGGCTATGAGAATGAAGTTGAGAAATGTAAGTACAAACATGAAAAGCTTGCGCGTGGCGGAAGTATCATGAGAAGAGGTGTAATTGTTCCAAAAGATCGTATTGGTGCTTTTGTTGGTCACTATCCTACTATGCTTACTCATCCTGATGAAGATCGATTTATTAATTACCGAGAAGCTATGTCAATCATGGGGCTGCCCGAAGACTTTGAATTGGTCGATGCGGGCCCTAAAGTAGCAAACCATATATGCCAAAACGTACCTGTGCAAACAGCCACAGACATGGCTACAGAGGTTCTAGCAACACTCCGTGGTGAAAGAAAAATGGTTGACACCGACTACATTTTGCAGTATAATGGTACTCAGAAGTTAGAATATAACGAAAAAGTTACAACACTTGAGGCGTTTTTTGGATGAGAACAGACTTTATACTAGACTTTGAAACAATAGGGCAATGCTCTCGTATTGCACCAGCAATTGATTGTTCTTATACAATATTCATATGGGATCGTTTTCTTGATGAGCCTTATTCGTTTCATGAACTAATATCCGGCGCTCATAGATCTAAACTTTCGATTCAAGATCAAATTAAAAACTATGATTTTTCTTACAAGTCAGAAGACTTAGATTGGTGGATGAATCAATCAAAAGAAGTGCGCGCAAATATTAAACCGAGAGATACTGATCTTACAGTAGTTCAATTTATAGAAGAAATGATTGGCTACCTTCGCTCTCAAGATAAAATTGATTATTGGTGGAGTAGATCAAACAGCTTTGATCCTGTAATTCTTGACCACCTTTCAATGTCAATAAAGAAAGATAAGTTTTTAAACGAATATATTCCTTACTGGAAGAACCGTGATACTCGAACGTTTATTGACGCTAAGTTTAACTTCACTACAAAAAATGGATTTGTGCCCGTAGAAAATAAAGAGTTATGGGAACAAGTATTTAATGCTCATAATAGTACGCATGATATCGCCGCAGATATTTTGAGACTTCAAGCTATTCATAGAGCAGAAAATGATATGGAGCAAGTAGAAATATGAAAATTGAAGTAAGTATTGAAGAGTTAAGAAAGCACAAGCTCTTCATTGGAACACCAATGTACGGTGCGCAGTGTGCAGGTACATACACAAAGTCTTGTACAGACTTATCTATGATGTGCGCTCATAACGGAATTCCTTTGCAATTCTATTATTTGTTTAATGAAAGCTTAATTCAACGAGCTCGTAATTATATTGTAGATGAATTTTTGCGCTCTGATTGTTCTCATTTAGTATTCATTGATGCAGACATTGGCTTTAATCCTCGTGATATCTTAGGATTGCTTGCTGTACAATTAGCAGACCCAGAAAACAAACACGTCGTTACTGGCCCATATCCTAAAAAGACAATCGCTTGGGAAAAAGTACAAGCTGCAGCGAAAGCAGGTAAAGCAGATGATAATCCTTTTGAATTAGAAAACTATACTGCTGATTATGTATTTAATCCTGTGAATAAGAAAACATCATTTAATCTGGGCGAGCCACTTGAAATTGGTGAAGGTGGTACTGGATTCATGCTAATACCACGAGAAACTCTTGAAAAATTTAAAGAAGCATATCCAGAACTTGGTTATAAACCAGACCATGCTCGTACAGAGAACTTTGATGGTACCCGTGAAATTACTGCTTTCTTTGATTGCATTATTGATCCAGATACTAAACGTTATTTGTCTGAGGATTATTTCTTTTGCAAATGGGTTCGTAAAGCTGGTATGAAAGTATGGTTGTGCCCTTGGATGCAACTACAGCATATTGGTCAATACGTGTTCAAAGGTTCGTTAGGTCATATCGGTCAACTTGGTATGTCTGCAACAGCGGATGCAAAAAGCAACCGTAAAAATTACCGGAAAAAAAAGTAGTTGACAGTGAATGAAAACCGTGATATATTTAATAAATAATCTGTGAAATCAAGGAGTTATATATAATGAAATTTAGTGAACGTACTCTTACGATCCTTAAAAGTTTTGCGACAATCAACAAGTCTATCCTGATGAAGGAAGGCAATGTTCTCAAAACTGTAACACCGGAAAAGACATTGGTTGCAACTGCAACAATTCCAGATCAAATCCCGGCACAAGCATGTGTTTATGATTTGTCTCGATTCTTGTCTATTCTCGGTCTATATCAGGATCCGGATGTTGAATTCCATGATAAGTACTTTACTATTCAGGATGGTAAACGTAAAACCAAGTACGTGTATGCAGACATTTCTATGATTCATGCAGCACCTGAAAAAGATATTCAATTACCATCGGCCGATGTCGAGGTAACTGTTTCTTGGGAAGATATGTCGTCTGTTGTTAAAGCAGCCGGTGTTCTTCAATTTTCAGAAGTTGCTTTCGTTGGTGAGGGTGGTAAAATCTACCTAAAAGCAATTGATAGCAACAATGATAATTCTGATGATTATGGCGTCGAAATTGGCGTTACATCTGATGAATTTAAGATTATCATTAAAACCGATAATCTTAAGCTTTTGCCTCAGGATTACCAAGTTACTCTATGCGCAAAGGGTATCTCTGAGTTCAAAAGTGAGGGTGTCACATATTTTGTGGCAATTGATACTAAGTCGACTTATAAGAAAGGATGATAAATTATGGCTGAACAAGAACAGCAACAGCAGGAACAACAGGTAAATATCTCATTGCAGGATATTGCTACAGTTGTTCAAATGATTGATGTGGTCTCACGTCGTGGTGCCTTTGAAGGCAATGAAATGGCTGGCGTAGGTATGCTACGCAATAAGATGGACATGTTCCTCCGTCAAAATGCACCACAAGGCGAAGAACCAAAAGGTCAAATGCCAAACGCCGAAGCGCCTGCAGCAGTACCAGCGGATGCTCCTCTGGCTGATAAGGTAGCAAGCTAATGACTATGGGCGGGGAAGTATCCCCGCCTATTTACCGTAACTGTGAATTCTGTGGAAAAGAATTTAAAGTTGTACTTTTCCACAACTATGTGATATATTGTTCTAGCAAATGCGTTAATGACGCTCTTAATTATGAAAACGGTGAAACATGTCAATCGAATCAAAAACAAATGAAGTCCTCTGGGTAGAAAAGTATCGTCCACAAAAAATTGATGACACAATTCTTCCAGAAAAAACTAAAGCAGCTTTCAAAAAATTTGTAGCTGATGAATCTATTCCAAATTTACTACTAAGTGGTGGTCCAGGTGTTGGCAAAACTACTATCGCCAAAGCTATGCTCGACGAACTTGGCTGTGATTATATTGTTAAAAACGGCTCACTTAACGTCAATATCGACACACTCCGATATGACATCTCCACGTATGCCAGCGCGGTATCCTTATCAGGTGGCAGAAAATACGTCATCTTTGACGAGGCGGACTATCTCAACGCAGCATCTGTTCAACCCGCACTCCGCAATTTTATTGAAGAATATTCAAGCAACTGCGGGTTTATCTTTACTTGTAACTTTAAAAATCGTATAATTGAACCACTGCGTTCTCGTTTGTCTGAGGTAGACTTTACGATTGAACAAAGCCAACGCCCACAACTTGCAATGCAGTTTATGAAACGTGTCAATGCTATTCTCGATAATGAAAGTGTTGAATACGATCAAAAGGTTGTTGCTCAAGTAATTCAAAAACATTTCCCTGATTTTCGTCGTGTACTTACCGAATTGCAATCCTATGCTGCCACTGGTAAAATTGATGAAGGTATCTTTGTTAATCTCAAACAAGAATCGATGGATGAGCTCTTTAAACTTCTAAAGAGTAAAGACTTTACAAATATGCGTAAGTGGGTTGCTCTCAACTCAGATCAAGATATGAATGAAATGTTCCGTCGGATCTATGACATGGCAAATGATAAAGTGCAGCTCAAATCCATGCCAGGCTTTGTTGTAACTCTTGCTGACTATATGTACAAATCAAGTCTAGTAGCTGATCAAGAAATAAATATGGTTGCGTTCCTAACAGAAATCATGCTAGAATCGGAGTACAAATGAGCGATATTGGACCAGTAGCACCTATTGTTGTAAGCTCTTATGTAAGTACAACTATAGATCCATACAAAGAAACGGTTTCAAAAGTAACACATACAGATCTCAGCGGCTCAATTAGAGTTGAGGCTATTGATTATATTCGTTACAATCGTGAAGGTGAACTCGTGAAACCTGAAAAGCAAATTGTCGATATTTCAGTATGAGTAAATGGTTAAGCAAGCTTATCGAAAAACATACTTGCCATTTTTGTGGCAAAAAACTTGATAAGAAAAACATATATACTATAAACATGGATACATTAGAAGGACCACACACTGTTGTGTCGTGCCAACCATGTGCTGACGATTTTGATGATATATTAAAAGCTATAGAGGATGTACATAATGAGCAAGGACTATAGTCCATTTGATTTTATGAATGCGGTATCCTTTACAAAAGAGGATGTCATTCGTAACAACGATAACCCAGAGTTAATCGAAAAGCAATATACTCCTTATGTGGTAAATCGTGGATTTACTAACTTCGAGGATACAATTCTTCATGCTAACGAAATGAATATGAGGCATCACCTTTTCCATGATGCTCAATTTCAATATTATCGTGGAGCACTTCGTAAACGTAAACGTTTTTCTAAATGGCCGAAGGCTAAGAAAAGCGATGATCTAGACGCAATTCAACAAGTCTATCAATGCAACCGCACCGTTGCTAAACTCTACCTGAAAGCATTATCTTCAGATGATCTTAAACAGATCCATAGCAAGATGGTAACAGGGGGAGTTACAAAATAATAAATATAAATGATGGTCAAAAGGGCATCGTGAATAAAAAACAAAAATATAAAATAAGGTGCTGTTGTTATGCAAGAAGAAGACATTTTCAAAGGTGTCGGTATTGAGATCACTCTTCCTTCTCCAGACAGTTTTTTAAAGGTTAAAGAAACGTTAACGCGTATAGGTATTTCTTCGCGTAAAGAAAGAAAGCTATACCAAACATGTCATATTTTACATAAGCAAGGTAGATATTCTATCCTTCACTTTAAAGAGCTGTTTATTTTAGATGGAAAGAAGAATACTTTTACCGACGAAGATAAATCTAGAAGAAATACGATTGTAAATCTTTTAGAAGAATGGGATTTAGTTAGGGTTGTAAAACCCGAAGAATCGGAGGAACCAGTGGCTCCACTAAATCAAATCAAGATTCTTTCTCACAAAGAAAAATCTGGTTGGACTTTAGAAGCCAAATATAATATTGGGAAAAAGTGATTATGAATGTATATAAAGTGAATGAAAGAGCAGAGCTTCCAGAATATGCCACAGATGGATCAGCCTGTTTCGATGTTAAAGCATGTATTGAAAATGGTCAACGTTTAAAATCATATAATGCATGGAATAAAGAGATGCCCGTGGTTGTAAAGGGTGTTGGGCAAAGTAAAGACGCTTTCCAGTTGCCACCATCTGTACGAGTACTTGTTCCTACAGGTTTGATCTTTGATATTCCTGAAGGCCACGTAATGAAAATGTATATCCGTTCTGGAACTGCTTTGAAAAAAGGGTTGACATTGGTGAATGGAGTTGGTATAATAGATTCAGACTATGTGGAAGAAAGTTTCCTTATGTTGGAAAACATTTCAGAAAGCATGGCCTTAATAGAACATGGTGAACGTATTGCTCAATGTTTAATAGAGCCAATTACTCGTGAACCAATCGAAGAAACTACAGAAAGACCCGTGCAAAAAACTGACCGAGATGGTGGTTTTGGCTCAACAGGCTCGTAGTTTCATATAAATAATAGTGGGAATGCCTTATGGGTTCCCACTTTAAACCGCCGGTTATAAAACGGCAAACATAATCTTGCTTGAATAAAAGGAGATAGCAAAATGAACACTAATGCACGTAGATTCACTGCGGATTTAATTAATGATCCGTTCTTTATTGGCTTTGATCGTATGCTAGATCGTATGAAAGATGCGACACCAGGCCAAAACAATTACCCTCCATATAACATCGTAAAAGTAGATGATGACAATTATGTCATTGAATTAGCATTGGCTGGATTTAATGATGAAGAAATCGAAATTGAAGTAAAAGACGGTGTGCTTTCCGTGGAAGGACGTAAAGACGAAGAAACAGAGACTAAATATCTTCATAAAGGTATTTCAGCTCGTCACTTCAGACGTACATTCAACCTAGCTGATACAATTGTTGTCGGTGGTGCTGAAATGAATAATGGCATCCTTACAATTGAATTAGAAAACATAATCCCTGAAGAGAAGAAGCCACGTAAAATTTCTATTAATCGTGCGCAGGAATTTTTAAAGGGATAAAAGAAAGCTATCTATATGAGAACACCTGTTGATATGAGCGACAGAGTTGCTTATTTTCTAACTATGACTTTTCGCTGGTTTGCGGACACATTCTTTGCAAAAAGATATGGCCATAGAGCAGTAGTATTAGAAACAGTAGCAGGTGTTCCTGGCATGGTAGCTGGAATGTGGAACCATTTGCGATCCCTACGTAAAATGGAACCTGATGATCGTGGTTGGATTAAGACGTTACTTGACGAAGCTGAAAATGAACGTATGCACTTAATGATATTCATTGAGATTGCGCAACCAAATTGGTTTGAACGTGGATTGATTTTATTTGCTCAGTTTGTGTTTTGGCATTTTTACTTTATATTATATGTCTTTTTTCCAACCACGGCTCATCGCATGATTGGATATTTTGAAGATCAAGCTGTTGTTAGCTATTCTCAATACCTAAATAAAATTCATAGTGGATACATCGAAAATATTGATGCTCCACAAATTGCAATCGATTATTATAAATTAAAATCGGATGCAAAACTCAGTGACGTAGTAATCAAGGTTCGTGAAGACGAGCAAGGCCATGCTAACGTCAATCATTTAATGGCCGATGAACTAAAATGAATATTTGTAAACCACACATACACAAACAGGAGAATAAAATGAACGAATATATGTCTAACATGTGGATTGACGCAATCCAGAATGCAAAACGAGGTTGGGTATCAACTTGGGTAAAAGATGAAACACTCAGTAAACCATTGAATGATTTTATCGACACTCAAACCGCATTTACAAAAGCGTCCCTTAAACAAATCAATGAATTTTCTAATGCAACAGGCGAGATGCTCGCTAAGGTGGTGAAGTGATGTCTAATAAAAACCCATTCGAAATCCGTTCAGAAATGTTGCAACTTGCAAAAGAGTATATGGATCAGCAGTATCACATGAATGTGACATTTGCTGAAAAAATGATGGAGCAAGGTAAGATGCAGATGGAAGAATTTCAAAAAGTCACAGAAATGTATTCTATCGAAGATATGATGGCAAAAGCCAAAGAAATGTATTCCTTCGTTTCTGATAAAGGCGACAAGTAATTACTGAACTAGGCCCGATGTCATACCATATGGCGCCGGGCCTGATCCACTTCCCCCACCAAAAGAATTTACAGTGCTAACAGAAGTTTGATTTCCACCATCTACTACGCTTACTGGCGCAGTTACGTTATTTTGTGGAGCATGAACAATTACTGCTCCGTCCATTCCCGCAGCACCAGAAATTCTATCAGCACGAGTAAATGCAGACTGTAATATTCTGCCTTCTGGAGAACCAAATGGAACAACCGCTTCCGTACCGTGAAGCATAGCTGCTGTCCCCGCTCCGAAATTTCTAAATCCGTCAGTGCCTCTCATAAATTGATTTTCTACGAGCTGATTCCAACGAGTTCTCATTTCTCCTCTTTGTTTAAATGGTGTATCATTTGCTTCAAAATAATCGTCAATAGCAGTACGTCCTGCATTTTGAAGAAACGTTTCTTTAGAACCCAACATTAATCGATTCAAAGGGCCCGTAAGAAACTCAGAAGTTGCTTCGTCGTATTGTCTTCCATATAAATCTCTTAAAGTTTGTATACTAGAAGCATTTCCGCTTAATGCTCCTTCAACAGCCGAAGCAATACCAGGTGCCATATCTTCTCTTGGCTGAAGAAAATTGAACTCTTGGTTTGCTAAATTAGCTTCTAATGCTTGTCTTATCTGTTCAGCAGATTGTTCTAAAGTTTCCCTTGCCGCGTCAGATGTTGCTGTTCTAATTTGGTCAATAACATCTTGGTGTAATTCTACTAATGAGTCAATTTCTTCTTGGTCTAGACCACCCGCGAATGCAGCTTGAATTTCAGCGTTTCTTTGTTCTAACTCTGCTATGAGAGCTGTTTCATTTTCTGCATTTCGTCTTTCAATCCAGTTTTTAGCAACTACCCCTAGAGCAACAGCTCCTGAAGCAATAAGGAATGCGATCCCAATTGGATTCCCCAACACGGCCGGCCCTAATAAAGCTAGTAATGAAGCACCACCGATGGTAACATTTACCATATCCCCGATTAGCCCGGCGTTCGCACCACCTTCTTCAGCACCAGTTTGTTCACGGATCCAGTTTGAAAGATCATCTGCGTAATAAAGTCCAAGTCCAGCAACTACAGTTGCTAAGCCTCTTGGAACACTCATTAATTTTCCTTTAAGACCGCCTCCGGTGTTTTGCATGATGCCGCCCACTGCTCCTCTTGCACCGGCAGTTACTAATCCGCCAGCGGCAATCGCGGTTACAACATCTCCTACACCAGTTTCACCCAGCCAATCGTTAAATTGCTGAATTCTAGTGCCCATAATGTTTACGCTGTCTTTAACAGTAGTAAAATCAATTTCACCAATAGATTTTGAAACATAATTTACCGTGTTTGCTAATCCATCAAAATCTACTTGGGCTATTCCTTGATACGCTCTATTGAATGTTCCGGTCATTTCTTGCCATTCAATATTTTTAATAGAATTAATCATTTTATCAAAGCCACCATCGGTTGACTCGTTAATGTATCCTTTAAGAAGATTATATCCTACAAAGATGCCACCGGCAGCTAATGCAATATTTTTTAGAGTTAAGGCTGAAGTGATGCTGTCACCCACCTTTTCAATCATTTCATCAGTTTTTTTAGAACTATCTTGAGTTTCTTTTTCTGTTTCTTCTCTTTTTTGTTTTTGAAGTTCTTCAAATTGCTCTTTTGTTCTTTGCGCTTCTAACTCGTCAGCCTGTAATTTAGCTTGTAGTCCAAGAGATTCTGTTTGAGCTTCAATATTTTTAGAGATAACACCAAAAAGATCGTTGAATTTACCTAGTTCTACTTTCACAGACTTAAGCGAATTGGTACCGGTATTGCGCATCAAGTCGCCTTCGGCTTTTAACCTATCGATTATAGCTTGTGTTTCTGCTGACATAGTAGCCATTTTAATTCCTACTTATTATTCTCTTTTTGTTGTTCGATAAACTCGATTAGCATTGCAAAATAAAGATCTCTTTCATATGGTATTAAGCCTTCAATATCACTTATTGAATATTTATGGTGCTGTGCCAAAGCGAACACCTGCTTGTAATATTCGCCGAGATTGATATGACACAGCATTAGATAAAAAAAGTGCGCATGCCCTCCACGACAAATGTTTGTTCTTTACCATTACTATTTACGTACTTCATTTCATGTCTTAGTCTTGGCATATTCTCAAAAAACTTTTGAATTTGAGATACCACGGTGTTTGTTAATGTTTCCATAAATGCGTCAATTTCATTCTGAGTATAATTTTTAAATTCATGAATCTCATCCTCAGAAGCTACTTTATCTAGACATGAAACCAAAATAAAATAATTTACTAAAGGATCTTTTGGATCCATTTCAATAATTTTAACAAAGTTGTCAATATTAGGAAGTTTTAAAAATAAAGAATACTCGTCATTGAGTTTAATTTTAGAACTTTCTAAAAAATCATCGCCAATTTCTAATTTTATTTCATCCACATCTAATTTAAGATTTACTGATTCATCAGTATCAGGATCTTTAATATTAAAATCTAAGCTATTATCAACTGATTTTGATCTAAGCATTAAATACGCATATTCTAAATCAATCATAGGAAGCTCTAAAACATCTACATCAACTAAGCAATTATTTACTATCTGTTTTAAAGCAAGCACCTCTTGCATAGCATCTTTAGATTCATTAGCCACAAGAAGAATCTTTTCTTCTTTCACTGTATATTGCCTATATTTCACTGTTTTTTGAGTTGTCGGCAAAGTCATCTCAAAAAGTGGTAAATCAATTTTGGGTAATGCCATAATTTATATCTCCAATTATCTAAATATCCTATCAAAAGCATTTTTTGCGGATGTATATTTGTTGACGGCTTCTTGCACATTGCGAGGTACTAGATTCTGTCCAATCAACTGGCCAAAGGAGCCGACTGCATTCAGCATTCCTAATAAACCGTTCCCTCTACCAAACCTTGCGGTTGGCGAGCCTATTCTCTCTCCAGTGTATTGAATTCTATCATATTGGAATTGAACTGGAAGAACTGTGTATTGATCATTATTTTCCCAAGCCAAGTCAATATCACCAACTAGGATTGGGAATGCATTATCGAGAATCACTTCATAATAAGATCCTGAAGTTTCGTAATGCGTAGAATAATGTCTGATAATTATACGGCATGCATAATCATCTTTGTATCCAACTTCAAATGGTAATTTACCATCCACTTCCGAAAATGATCCAGCAGCAGTAGAATAGTTTACTACATTTTGTACCCACGAATGGAAAAATGACAATACCTGATGGTCTGAATCACATAGGAAAAGTGTTTGAACTGGCTCGGTACTTACAGCGGTTGGCATCATTTTACGGAACTGGCCAACTTGAAGGTTTTCAGCGGCTTGTACTACCATGCCAGGAATAATAGCATTTTTGCAGAAGAAAGTCAAGTCTCTTGAATTTGCTCTAGACCGTACTCCTCTTGGGCTCATAATTTGGACCTCAAACAGAGATCCTCGAGCAGGACCGCCGAAGAAATCCATCTGAGCTTTAAATTCGTTAATTCTAAATGCCATTATCTGCCTCTTATAATTTGACGAGAATCACGATAAACTTGTGTAGCAGTGGCACCAATAAATTTCTGTGTTGGTAAGAACAAAGCAATATCCCATTCGGTTGGATTGATATATGCCGGTTTAGTTCTTACATGGGCATTTAAGTAATGTTTTACACAGGGTGCAAATTGTTTAAACTTAGCTGCTCCATTCAAAATTTTATATGATGCGTTTATCCTTGTACTCTCGTCAAAATTCTTATTTGTTAGAACCGTATACAACTGGTCCATTAGTTTCGCTCTTAAGATCGGCGGCAAATAATGCATATTAATACCTAAGAATCCGCCCTTAGCTTTATTTATTGGAAAAATGAGCGGAAATTGGTCGTAATATGGAAGCTTATCTTTGTGCTTTGGATCATATGTCATTAAGTACATATTACCCATCATAAATCTACTATCTTGACGACGATTAGAATCTTGTCTCATTTCACGAATAAGTTTGTCGCCTTGACTTCTGTTCCTAGAAGTGCGAGTAATATCTTTTGCTTGTTGTCTGTACCAGTCACGCGCAGCCTGAGTACGAGCAGGAACTTGTCCTGATCGAATACCTTTTAAAACAATGTCGTTAAAAAGTGATGCCATTATTTGATTCCTAAAGTTTCTTCTGTATAAATTTTAAACTCCCAACCTCGTTGAGCACAGTACATTTGAGCAGCTTTCCATTTTGCTTCATTGATACCGTAAGTTTTTACCTCGTTTAAATATTTTCTAGACACTCGTCCTTTTGCTGTCGTTTTCTTTGATCTGTCTGGTGGTCGTGTTTGATGTTTTGGTTTAATTTCAATCATCAAAGTTTTTGATCCACCTCCAGGCGTTTTAGCTTTTACAATTACATCTGGAAAATAACGGTGCCGTCTGCCATCAATAGGCGAATAATATGGAACCACTACTTCCTCACTTTGCCACCAAATTACATCAGGGTGTTTATCACAATAACTAAAAAATTTTAACTCCCATGAAGATCTGTAAAATATTTTAGTTGGGTCACCCTTGTATTTGTTTGGATTTTTAGGCCGAAACCTTCCGTTATAAGCCAAACAACACTCCATATTTTGTTATAAATAGAAATAATAAACTATTTATAAGCAGAAGGTAGCGTCATCACATGACAAGTAGACCAGAAGTCTTTAGAAGAGAAGCGGAAAGAAACAGTGCAGGGGCTAATGTATTTCGCTATCCTTCTAAGCCATACCCTCATAGTATGCTGTTGTTATTTAAAGAATTCAGTTATGAAGCAGGATATGCTCAAAACGAATATGCAACCGGAAGTAATGGTTCTGGCGGCTTGCTTTCGACTATTTCTGACTCAACTGGTAGAAGAAGCTCCGGCGTAGGAATACGAGGTGGAAGATCTGTTGAACTTCCATTCCCAAAACAATTACAAGACTCTTCAAATATTACTTTAAATGGTATTAGCCGAGATCCTTTGGTTGAACAAGCAACCAACTATTTAAACCGAGTAGCAATGGGTGGAACGGGAACACTTGGAGATTTACCTGCTTCTATTCAAAATGCTGGAATGCAGCTAGCACAAATGATAAAAGGTGGAGACGGAAACGGTTTTAGTTTACAACAAGTTGCTCGTGACTTAGGTGCTACAACAAATAAAGATTCTGCATTAATTGCTCGATATTTACTACAACAAGTTTCTCCTTTAATTGGAGATGTGGGACAATCAATTAATTTGGCTGCAGGGCAAACTTTGAACCCAAAAGAAACTCTCGTTTTTGAAGGAGTACAATTAAGAAGCCACCAATTCTCTTGGGATTTATATCCAGAAAATGTTCAAGACTCAGAGCAAATTAATAATATCGTTAACGTAATTAAAAGATCAACACTTCCACAAACCGTCAACTTCCAAGCGGCAGGGTTTGATTTTAATAGAGCATTCTTAAAGTTTCCACATGTTGTATATACGTATCTAATAGGTGTAGACTCCGCGTCATTTATGAAATTTAAACCAGCTATGGTAACTAATTTTACAGTTGAGTATGGAGCAGGTGGAACAATGGCTTTATTAAAAGGTGGTAAACCGGCCGGCGTTACGATTTCTTTATCAATGCAAGAACTAGCAATCGAAACCGCGGAAGATTATGGTGAAGCAGCATTAGCAGCAAATGCGGGAATTGTAAGCGATGCTGATAGAGCTGTACAAGATGCCAACCTAGATCCTAGAGGTGGAGGAGCATAATGTCAAAATATTTTGAAAGTTTTCCAGTTATAGATTATGAAGGATACCGAGTAAAAGATATTACTCGTAGAAACGGTTTTACAAAAATCGCCGCATCTAATCCTTCGTTGTACTTACCTTTTACAGTAAAAGAAGGCGAGAGACCAGAAGACATCGCAAACTATTATTATGGATCAACTGATTATACTTGGTTGGTTTACATGTCAAATAATATTTTAGATCCATATCATCAGTGGCCAATGGCTGAAGCAGATTTTAATAACTACTTAATTGAAAAGTATGGTACAGAATCTGGACGCGTTGGCGACGATGTTGTTGAATGGACAAAAGAAGATAATGGTGATAACATCATCTATTATTACAGAGAGGTGTAATAAATGGCTGTAGATATTATCAAACTAGCACCTGAATCTTTCCAAACTATTTATTTACGTAAAGAAGATCGCGTTATTCTTCGTACAGAACAAGGCCGTAAAATTATCATTAAGCGTATTATTCCAAGTGAATGGAAACCTTGGAAAGTCTATGACCAAGAAACCTATGATAATGAAAATAAGAAAGAAATATTCTTAATTGATAGAGCATTTGTACCGGTTATTTCTGCAGAATTTACACGAAAAATTAGGCAAGGTTAATGGCAGACACCTGGTTTAGCCCATCAGAATTTAAAATCACTCGAGCTGCTATTACAACTTATGATGGCAGTAAGACTGAAGATTTGTCTGGAAACTTTATTACGCGCTTTACAATTGAGCAGGCGATGGATAAAGTTTCTTGGAGTGGATCTTTGTCGATTGCTGATGCTACTGGGTTTATGGAAAAATTTCCGTTAAGAGCTGAAGAAAAATTAGATCTTTGGATACGAGCATTTGATTTTGGCGAAACGACTAAATTGATGTGCCGTGTACATAGCATTACAAATATACAGCCTTCAGATAACTCGAATATGGTTACATATGATATAAATTTTGTTTCCGAAACATCTTTTAATGCTTCACTTAAAAAAGTAACTGCACCTTTTAGATCTTCTATTAGTGGTATTGCAAAGGCAGCGTTTACTCTTTACTTTGCACCGGTTGGCCAAGGCTCAGCTCTAGATCCTGACGATAGATCTAGAACACTAGCTCTTGCTTCACAAAGCTTTCCTTTAAATACACAGGAATATGATAGGCAATTTTTTGTACAACCTACTGTTGGTATTACAAAAGTCATTATTCCCGATTTATCACCAACAGAAGCAATGTATTTTTTAGCGGCGAGAGGATATAATCCAGATAGTCCATCTCAAACTTTTAGATTCTTCGAAACATTAGAAAATTATTATTTTTGTACAGACGAATATTTTTTAAAAGGACTTAAAGACAATAGAATCGAAAGATTCTTTTATGCGCCAAAAGCAGACTTAACACCAGAGAATGCTCGCTCTCAAGTAAGTAGAATTGAAAATCTTTCAGTAATTAGTAAGGGTAAAAATACAAGCTCTGAAATATATAACGGTTCATACCGAAATGAAATTGCTGAAATTGATTTAGTACGTCGTAATTTTACAGTTCATAAATTTAATTATGATAATGCTAAATATATAGATATGAATGGAAAGACTAAAAAAGAAGAAGACGATCCTCATACACCAGAGTTTAAACGAGATGTTTTTACTCAACAAAATGCTCGTAGGTTTATGTTATTTAAAACATACCAAAAGCCTGGAGATCTTCCATCTTCTTTACACGCAAATAAACATCTTTCTGAAATTGTTCAAAATAGAGTTTCTTATTATCATCACTTAAATGGAACAGTGCTTGCTGCTTCTATGAAAGGTCGTATGGACCTTAGACCTGGCCAAGTAATTCATCTTGATATAAAAAATTTAAATCAGGCCGAAGATGGAAAAGTGGAAATTAACCGAGCACTTGGCGGTCGATATTTAATTCAAGCTACTAATCATAGTGGAGAAGGAAATACATTAACTACTTCATTAAGATTGTTGAAATTTGATTTTAGTTCTGGTAATGAAGGAACTGAAGATCAACAAATACCAGAGGTTACATAATGGAAAGCGGCATAGGACTACAAAATCCTTTATTTTTTATAGGAGTGATCGAAAATAATGTCGATCCTCGTAAGGAAGGTCGTGTGCAAGTTCGCGCCTTTGGAGTGCATGGAACAAATAAGCAAGTACAAAGAGATGAATTGCCTTGGGCTTTGGTTATGCAAGGTGATTATAATCCAAATAATATTCCAAAGGTAAACAGCTGGGTGTTTGGTGTGTTCTTAGATGGTCGAGATGCTCAAGAACCAATGGTGATGGGTTTAATTCCTACGCAATATGCTACAATTATTGATCCAGTAAAAAATGGATGGGGCCATATTCCAGATAAAGATGGTAATGAAACTGCTCACGGATCTGCTCCGCAAGACGTTATGCAGCCACAGCAATCTCGTTATTTAAGAGGCGAATATATTCAAGAAACTCCAGTTCTTACTCAAGAAATGGGTAGAACTGTTGACGTTAAAGTTGGTGGTACGGAAGAAACGTGGGATCAGCCAGCATCTGCATTTAATACACAATATCCTCATAACAAAGTTTGGGAAACTGCTCATCATAGTATTGAATTAGATGATACTCCAGGCGGCGAACGAGTTACAGTACGTCATAAATCTGGTTCATTTATTGAGATAGATTCTCGAGGAACTACAACAAATAAAACAGTCAGCGATCATTTTGATGTAATGGATCGCAAGCAACACGTGGTTGTTGGCGGCATGAGTACTGTAACTATTATGGGTAATAGTTATGTTTATGTTCGTGGAAATAAAATAGAAGAAATCGAAGGTGATTTAACAACTTTAGTGCATGGTAACCATATGCTTTCTGTAGGTGGCCAATCAGTTCACCAAGCAGGCGAGCAAGTTTCTGTACGAGGTGCCGACGTAAGAGTCAATGCTAATGCAGGCACATTATCAATCAATGCTCAAAAAGAATTACAGCTTTCGGGCGGTGATTTAACTGCCGGTCAGTATGGCGCTATTTCTATGAAAGCAGAAAAGATTCTCGTAGATGCTACCGACAAACTTGGTTTAAGAGGAAATACACAAGTTAATATTCAAGCTACTGCTGAATTAAATATCTTTTCTGTAGCAGTGAATCAGTTAGCAACAATTTGGAACGCTAAATCGCTAGGATCTACATTTATATCAGCTGGTGCTAATATGGATTTAGATGCTGCAGTAAGTGTAGCAGTTGGAGGTGGCGTTACAACAGATATCAATTCACCTATTGTTAACATAGATAATTTTGTAAATCTTGCAGGCGGATTAGCTCGTTCATCTACAGCATCTGCTACCACTGGTATAGCCACAGCTGACTTTTCAGTTCCACCAGTAAATCAACAGCCGTTCGTAGCAGGATCTGCAATTCCTGAAATTGCTTGGTATGCAGAAAAAGTTGTGGCGCCTGAGCCGACTTCTAAATCGACATCTGTATTACCAAAAGATAATCCGGGCTCTTATGGCTCATCTGGATATTCTTCTAGAGATCACGGCGGCGAAGGAGGAGGAAGTAGCTCACCTTCAACGATAGGTGATATCACAGCAGCAACTCAAAGTGCTGTAACTCCATTGCTTGACTTTATTGGAAATAAAGAAAGCGAAGGATATGATGATATATCAGGTTTAATTTCTCAATCTCGCTATCCTGCTAAATCACTTACACAAATGACTATTCAAGAAGTACTTGATTGGCAAGAAAGTATTGATCAATACCAATTGTCTGAAGCGGTTGGTCGTTATCAAATTATGGAAGATACATTACGTGGTTATAATAATGATAGCTCTGCAGGGCCAGGCAATCCATTATATACTCGAGCAGGTATATCTGCTGGTGATTTATTTAGCCCACAAAACCAAGATAAAATGGCAATCATTTTACTTAATCAACGTGGATTACAGAAATTTGTGGATGGTGAACTTACAAGAGAACAGTTTGCAAATAACCTTGCAAACGAATGGGCTTCACTACCATTAGTTACAGGACCAAACGCTGGTAGAAGTAAGTATGCCGGAGATGAGGCTGGTAATAGAGCTCTTACAACCGTTCAAGAATTCTTAAACGCTATTGATGCGGTTAAAGCCGGTCATGATGCAGTACTAAGTGGAGGTGCAGGATAATGGCTTGTACATGTCAACCAGGAAAGGCGCTTTGTGAAAGCTGTTTAAAGTCTGTATACGAAAGAAATGCGGTTCCTACTGGCCCGCTTTCTAATCCTAATGGTGAATATACATTTGCGCAAGTAGAAGTTTTTGAAAAACAATTTACAAACAATATTGTTGAAGATGTTCAAAGCACTGCATTAGCCGAATATTCTAGAAAATATTCTGATTTTTATGATACAGTTGAATTAATTAACCGTGACTTTTTGCAAAGACCTACAATTAAACAACAGTTACCAAATTATCCTGTTTTAAATAAACGTTTAGAAAAAGGTGTTCTTACTCCTTTAGAATTTGCGGCGTTTATCAAAGATCAAAATTATACACCAGCAACTGCTATCATATCAAGTAATGCGCAAGGATCGAGATTCCTTAGTGAACTTGAAGATTATTATAATGGCGATTTTGCTACAAGCGTTATGGGTGGCTTTTGTTCTTTGTTTGGAAGTATATTTGCAGCTGTTGACGCTTTCTTTGATATGATTGGTCAAATTGATGGATTAGTTCAAGATGTTCTTGGGTTTATTCAAAGAATTAAAAACGTTAAAAATGAATTATTAGCAGCCTTTGAAGCACTTAAAGTAAAAGCTCTTATTGAATCAATTAAAGAAAAAATCAGTGATATGGTTGAAGGAGCTATTAAAAAAGTTTGTCAATCAATTGCTAACTTTAATGTCGAAGCAATTACTGGACCACTTCCAACTCCAACACCTGCTCAAGTAAAAGTTGCAGAGCAGGCAGAAGAAAAGAAAACAGAGTTACAACAAATTTGCGGAGATGATAACGCAAAAAGAATTAAAGAAAAAATTAAAGCTTTAATTGATTATGCGATAGGATTATTTGCAAATCCATCAGTAGAAGAAATCGTAGCTTTAATTGCTCGTATTTGCGCAATGGCAACTGGTATTGAAGGTTTGTTTCAAAAACTCAAAGATCCACTTAGTGATTTTTCAAATCGCTATGACGAAGTATTTAATAGCTTATCAAATGCTTCAAATAGAGTCACAGGTGAAGCAATTAGAGCTGGAGCGATTCGTCCTCTTGAAACGACTAGACAAAATCTAATAAATACAGCTAAAGAACTATGGGAAGATGCAGGAAATATTAGAGAACCAACATTAGAAGAATTGAAAAATTTACCTTCGTGGGAACAAATTAAAGAACACCACGATAAGTTAAGAATTCAAGGCGGCTGGACAAATCCAGATACTGGAATGAAACCAATGTGGGAAGGTTGGACTAAAGTAAATCCTATAGTAAAAGTTTTGGTTATGAGATTACAAAAGGCAGCAAAAGACGAAGGAATTATTAGTAGTTATTTAATTTTAAATAGTGGATTTAGAAGCCAGCAATACAACACTAAGGTTGGAGGAGCTAAGCAATCACAGCATTTGCAAGGCAACGCAGTTGATTTAACATGGCCAGGATTCAGTCCACGTAGTGAAGCACTTTTAGAGTTTGTATCGTTAGCGCGCAAAGAAGGCTTTAGAGGAATTGGTTATTATAAAGACTTTATTCACTTAGACATCGGCCCAGAAAGATCTTGGGATAGAAGGTAAAAATGGTAGCAAGATTATTTACACCAAAGAGCAAAAAGGTTACGATCTATCAAGACTTTAAAAAGGATCTTGAGATTAGCCCGTTGTCGGCCGATTTAACTTTAAATAAAGATGAAGACGCAGTAAAAGAATCAATTAAAAATCTAATACTCACTGACCGTGGCGAAAGACTTATGCAGCCAAATATTGGTGGAAATATTACCGCCATGTTATTTGAGAATATCACACCATCAATTATGAAATTAATTGAAGATAATGTAAGAGATACGATTGCATTATATGAACCAAGAGCAGAATTACAAAACGTAGCAGTATCTTCTAATATAGACGATAATACAGTTAAAGTAAGAATTACTTTTTTCATCAAGAACGTTGAGCAGCCAATCGAACTTGATGTATTCTTAGAGAGGACTAGGTAAATGGCCAAGCTAAATATTTCAGAATTAGACTTTGAGTCAATTAAGACTCAGTTTAAAGACTATCTGAGAAATCAAACGCAATTCAAAGATTATAACTTTGAAGGTTCGAACATGAGTGTGTTCTTGGATGTATTAGCATATAATACTTTCCAGAATAACTTTTATGCTAATATGGCAATTAACGAGATGTTCCTCGACTCGGCTGTCTTAAAAAACTCGGTGATGTCTCATGCCAAAGAATTAAATTATTTACCTCGCTCTCGTAGATCTGCTCGCGCTGTTGTAAACGTAACAATTACTGATGATTCTATTGAAGGACAAACAGTTACAATTCCAGCTTATTCTCAATTTAGTACAACATTCCAAGGTACTCAGTTTGATTTTGTAACAGATAGAACATGGATTGCTCGTAAAACCGCACCAAATACTTTTGTTGCTAATAACGTTGAAATTTATGAAGGTCAAATGCTCGCATCATTCGAAAGAGAAGGTTACTTTATTGGTGATGATGGAATTCTTCGTGTTATTTTAACAAACGAAAATGCTGATACAGATTCTATTGAAGTATTTGTTGATGCTGAAGAAACAGATGACGCAAACGTTTTCTTAAGACGCAATGATATTTTTGGTGTAGGTGCTACTGATAAAGTATTTTATGTAGAACCATATTATGACGGTCGCTATACAGTTTACTTTGGTAATAATAAATTTGGTTTACAACCCGAAGCATTTGAAGATATTCGAGTAAGATATCGTATTACTTCTGGAATTGAAGCAAATGGAGCTTTTAGTTTTAATTTAGAATTAACGTCAGATAATGCTTCTGCAGAAGTTGTTACAGTTCAAAATGCGGCAGGTGGCGCAGAAAGAGAAACACTTGAAAGTATTCGTTATTACGCTCCTAAGTCTTTGCAAATTCAAGAACGAGCAGTTACAACAAAAGATTATGAAGTATTACTACAAACTCAATTCCCAGAAATTAAAGCAATCTCTGCTTATGGTGGCGAAGAATTAACTCCTCCACAATTTGGTAAAGTTGCAATTTCAGTTTATCTTGGCGAAGGCAGAGAAGGATTATCGAATACTTTATCGAGTGCTTATATCGCGTATCTAGAAGATAAATCACCAATTGCTGTGGAACCTATTTTTATTGATTCAGAATTTATGTATGGTTGCGTAAATGCTGACGTTTATTATGATCCGAAAGTGACTAAGAAGTCTGCTGGCCAAATCGAAGTAATGGTAAGAAATGCAATTTCGACATATAACACAAATAATCTTGATAATTTTGACGTAACGTTACGATTATCTAAACTTACAAAAGATATTGATGCAAGTGAAAATGCAATTGTAAGTAGTGAAACATCGGTTTGTCCTTACGTTATTTACAGCCCAGCATTAAATCAAACAGAAAGCCCATCATTTAAGTTTTACGCAAAGCTTGTAAAACCGTATCCATTTAATATTGATAGAGGATTTACTGATTATAAGCCTGCGGTTAAGAGTAGTGTTTTCCAATATAACAACGTAGATTCATTTTTCCAAGATGACGGTTTAGGAAATATTCAAATTGTTACTTCTGATCTAGTAAACCCACAGGTAGTTAAGCCTATTGCTGGTAGCATTAATTATGATACTGGAGAAATTAGCTTAACAGGATTTAAAACAGAAGGCTTTGAAGGTTCAGGTATTCGAGTTATGGTAACAACATCTATGGATGATATTAAAACACCTGCTGGTAGAATCTTCCTTATTAAAGATGATGATGTGACTGTAAATATAATTGAATCGGGCTCAGCTCTTAGCGTTGCTACATCATCAGCAACAACAGCATCAACGTCAACTGTTACTGGTTCTACTTCATCGTCAAGTAGTAGTGGAAGTAGCGGAGGGAGCAGCGGGTACTAATGGCCGATAATCAAGTCACTCTAGTCGAAAAAAATATTGCTTTTAAAATAGCAAATCAATTTCCTGCTTATTATCGTATATACGGTAAAGAGCTTATTGATATGGTTGAGCAATATTATAGATTCGTAGAATCAGAATCAAACATGGGTGTATACAATACACGACAAATGTTTGAATATCGCGACATTGGAACAACCCTTGCAGAAATGCTCATTTATTTCAAAAAGAAATTTATGTCAGATCTGCCAAATATTGATGACGATAGAACGTTACGATTTGTGATTCGTAATATTATGGATCTTTACAGACGTAAAGGTACTGAAGCCGGATTAAAATTGTTCTTTAGAATGTTTTATGAAGCAGATGTTAAAGTAAATTATCCCGCAAAATATATGTTTAAGCCTTCTGAATCAAATTGGAAGACTGGTACATATTTGCAGATGTTTAAAAATACTGGTACTTTCACAAACAGAGATGGAAGTAAAGAATATACATACGCAGATGCTTTAAGTAAAAATATTTATGGATCTATTTCAAAAGCCGAAGCAATTGTAGATAAAATTAATTTTGTTTATTTGGCTGGTACTTTAACACCTATCATTTATATCACAAATCCAAAAGGTAAATTTATTAAGTACGACGATATTCTTGCGCGTATTGATGGAGAAGATATTGCCTTTGGTAAGCTCAATGGTTCAGCAGATGCTTTAATTATTGATTTAGAATATGGTGGGACCACAGATAACGAAATCGGCGATATATACAGCATTGAAAGCTCGTCTGGATACGGATCAGGTGGTAAAGCAATTGTAACTGAGTTGCAAGATGAATTTACTGGTACTGTAAGATATACTTTAAAAAATGGCGGTTTTGGATATACCATTGCAAATACAAAACTTCAAGTTTCAAATCAGGTAGTAATTTTAAATAACCAAGATTTTAGATTTGAAATACTTGAAGTTTTATCTGATAGTGCAGGAAACGAAGGTACTGTAATTGGTCAAAACAGATCTGCGGTAGGCGTTAAAATGGAGCCAGGCCAAACATTTGCAGTAAACAGACCGATTTCAACAAATAGAGCAAGCGGAAACTTTACACTTACGGCATATGATCCGGTTGCAAATACCGGCGATATCTTTAGTGTATCAACAAAAAATGAAAGCTCACCTGGACCGTTATATGCAAACACCGGAGTAATTACTGATGCTAAAGTAGAAGCATTAGAAAATGTCGAAACAGTAAGTTTAATTACTGATGTTATTGCTCCATTTACTTTTGTTCCTTTAAATTCATCAGATTATAATGCGAATCCACCAGCAGCTGCACTTATGTCAGGTTCAGCAAGCCCGGTTACGCTTTCAACACCATTGAATCAAGCATTTGATTTAACACCATTTGATATTGGTACTATTCAATCATTTGAAAATATTAATCCCGGCGCTGATTATGTAAATGATACATTTACTGTAGTGCGTGACGAACAAATGATTGCATTCGACAGATATAATCAAGTAATATTAGTAGAAGATTATACTGCGTCTTTCACTGTAGGCGATGAAATTACACAAGCGTCTACAGGAGTGACTGGCGAAATTATAAAGCTTGATAATGATAGAAGACTTATATATGTTCTTCCATATTCTTATTATGGATTTAGAATTGGTGGCGCCGATGATATTACTCATAAAGGTAGAAACTTTGCGATCAGCAGTATTGAAAGAGACTATGATTCAATGCAGTTTGGTAACAACGCCATTATGGAAAACAAAACAGAATTTTCAACTGGTAGAATTTCTGCAGCAGAAATACGTGATTCAGGGTTTGGATATATTGATAAAGAAACTGTTTATTTAGTTGATGATGAAGGTACTAGACACGCAAAAGCTGAACTAAGAGCTACATCGCAAGGTATTACTGCAGGATTTTGGAGTAGCCAATTCTCACATATTAACGGTTATAGAACAAATCCTGATACAAATGTTTTTGAATATTATGATAGTAAAAAGAAAATTCAAGACAGTGATTTTATTCAAGAATATTCTTACGAGTTAAAATCAACGGTAACAGTTGCAAAATATGAGCAAGTATTAAAAGACACAATGCATCTTGCTGGTACAAAAATGTTTGGCAACTTTGAATATAATAAACTTACCGGACCAACCTTAACTCATAAATTCGCTCTAAGAGTAAAAGACGATTATATCGTTGGTGGAAGTCCAATTGTTGGGCCAGATCAAGATGTCGGTGATCAGACGGTGAGAGCTGATAGCGTCGTTTATTCTGTTGATACTATTAACATTACTTCTGATAACGCTTAAATAAATAACTATAAAAACTAATAGGAGCTCACATGGCAAAGCAAGTTATTAACTACGGCACAGCAGCCAACGACGGAACCGGTGACGCGCTTAGAAATGCCATGATTAAAATCGTGTCTAACTTTGACGAGTTATACGATGGGCAGTTTTCAGGCAGCTGGAACAATCTGAGCGATATACCAAACTCACTCATTGGAATTTTTGGTATTGTAGACGGTTCTAACAATCAAGTATTAACAACAGACGGAAATGGAAATTTAACGTTTGCTAACGCAACTGCGTCATTTAATACAGGAGATATTGATGCGCATTTAAACGTTAGTACTGCTGCTAATAATCAAATTTTATCTTGGGATGGTACTGACTATGCTTGGGTGAATGATGCTACAGGCGGCAGTGGCGGTGGCCTGTCTAATACAGAAATTATAAATCTTGTAACTGGTTCAGATTTAGATATGGGTGGCAATAAAGTATTATTTGCCAATGTGTACGATCAGGTTTCAGATCTACCAAGTGCTTCAACATATCATGGCATGTTTGCTCACGTACACGCAACGGGTAAAGGTTATTTTGCTCACGCAGGTGCATGGGTAGAACTTGCTAATATGTCTGATGTCAGCGGCGGTGGCGGTAACACAGGTACTCTTGAAACAAGAACCACTAAAGTTCATACCGCAACAAGCTTAGGAAACAATACTCAAGTTACGGTAAACATAGACGGATTTAAATCTTTCGGATTAATGAAAATTGAAACTTCACATGCATCATGGGTAAGACTTTATACAGATGCTACTTCGCAAACAAACGATGCTTCTCGTGCGCAAACATCAGACCCTGCACCTGACGCCGGTGTTCTTGCCGAAGTAATTACAACAGGTGCACAAACTGTAAAACTTTCGCCGGGAGTGTTTGGATGGCTTGAATCTGGAAATCAAATTCCAATGACAGTGAAAAACTTATCAGGCTCAACACAAAACGTTGTTACAACTTTAACACTTGTTCAGCTAGAGGCGTAAAATGGAACGCAGAGAATGGATTGTTACTCTTCATCGTAAAGAAGATTTAGAATCTTTTTATGAAGATATGGAAACACCCGGTGGCAATCTGTTTATTCCAGATAGAGCCGTTGAGGTTGCGAACAAAAGATTAATTAGTCGTAATACTCATTACATGCTTACTGACGAAGAAGTTGAATTGGTAAAAGCAGATCCAAGAGTTTGGGATTGCGATTTAGCAGAGCTTGTTGATATTACAATCAAACCTCAATATACAATTACAAATGGCGCCTTTGATAAAGCATGGGGTGATTCGGCTACAGACGTAAACTGGGGTTTATTAAGACATAGCGAAGCCACAAATAGAAATAACTGGGGCGACGGCGGTGTATCAACAATTACTACAGATTTAACAATTACTGCGTCTGGTAAAAATGTTGATGTTGTAATTGTTGACGGGCATATAGATCCTCTTCATCCAGAATTTGCGGTTAATCCTGACGGCAGCGGCGGAAGTCGAGTTGTTCAATTTAATTGGTTTTCATTAACTAATCAAGTAACCGGTGGTTCTAATGGAACATATGTTTATACACCATACGTAGATAGCGGTAATGCTGATAGAACTAACGATAATAATCATGGTTGTCATTGTGGCGGAACTGTTGCTGGTAACTCACAGGGATGGGCCAGAGATGCTAATGTTTACAATATAAGTCCATATGGTACTAATCCTAATAGCCTCTCCAGCTCATTTATGTGGGACTACATCAGGGTTTGGCACAATAGCAAAGCAATTAATCCTGCAACTGGAAGAAGAAACCCAACAATAACAAATAATAGTTATGGATCTGTGATTACATGTGGCGATAATAATTTTGATAATATTACAGAATTTACTTATAGAGGTGTTGCTTATAACCCAGGCAGAGATTTAACTGAAGCAGAATTGGATGCTCGTGGCTGCTATACACCAAGCGGAATTAATGTAGATTTTCCAAACTATTTTACTTCTCGCCAAGCTGATATGCAAGATGCGATTGATGATGGAATCATTATTGTAGCTTCTGCTGGTAATGATGCTTGGAAAACAGTAAATAGTTCAGATCAAGATTACAACAATACTTGCAAAGTTGCTTATTTTGGAACGTCTTACACTTTTTATCCGCATAGAGGAACGGGATCTGGTGCCGGTTATGCACCAATTATCAATGTGGGCGCACTTGGTAATGATAATAATGAAGATAAAGCATCATTTAGTAATTGCGGCAGTCAGGTAGATGTTTATGCAGCAGGCGAAGCAATTAATAGCAGTGTACATGAAAAAGCTGGTGATATTGCAGATCCAAGATTATCAGGATATAATTTTGACAAGTATCAAGGTACGAGTATGTCAGGTCCTCAAGTTGCGGGTGTTTTAGCTTGTCTTGCAGAGTCGTGGCCAAATATGACTCAAGCAGAAGCACATGCTTGGATTGTAGATAATGCAGCTGAAAATTTAATGTTTGATACACAAGCAGATGATCCAAACGATATTCAAAGTTTGCAAGGTGCTCCAAACAGAATCCTTCGTTGGATTAACCAAAGACCAGAAGATGGGAATACTGTTCCCAAGAAAAATTTTAAACCGAGACCAACAAGTGGACGTACTTACCCTCGTCCTCTCATACGTAGGCGCGGCTAAAAATCTTTATAAATATTAAAAAAGCTCAAGGTGTGAAATGGCAGAAGTCTTAACAACAAAACTCAAGAACGATACTTTACGTTTGTTCTATGATGATATCGCAAACAACGAATTTTACTTCGCTGTCTCGTCAATTGCATTGACTGAGCTTACAACTGTTGACGCGGTGAATTCGCAGTTTAGTAAAAATGATTTCTTAGAAAATATTATTTTTGGTAAGCAAGTTTTAACTTCAGATATTAAATATATGATTAGATATTATCCTTGGCAAAAAGATAATGTTTATACTCAATATGATGATAAAGTAAATTTAGACGGCACTAATTTTTATGCGGTTGTCGAACCAAATAACAACGATTCTGGTGATTATCGTGTTTACAAATGTTTAAACAATAATAACGGCTCAGCTTCTACTACTCCACCAAATTATAATGCTGAAACAAATCAGCAGCTTTATTTAATGCCTGATGGATACTTGTGGAAGTTTATGTATTTCTTAACTGAGCAAGAGTTTGAAGCGTATAATGCGGTCGGTTATATTCCATTGCCTGGAACTTTTAATGAAAATCCAGCAAACACCGCAATCACTGGTTCACCAGTAAGTAGTATCTTTGTAGAAAATTATATTGATAACAACGGTTATGTTCATATCGATAGTGCTGCAGTATTCGGCCCTGCTCAAAACGATGGAACAATTGTAATTACTGCAGAAGGTTTATCAGAAATTAGTAATTACTATTCTGGTATGACTGTATATATTACGATTAGTTCAACACAAGAGTCGCATGCTTACACTGTTGATACTTACACATTCGAGCAAGGAACCGGCAGAGGTAGATTTAAAGTACAAGGCGATCCTTTAGGAGACGGAGTCGTAAATGGCTCGTCCGCTAAAATTGTACCTACAGTAGAAATATCAGGAGATGGAACTGGCTGTACAGCAATTCCAAAATTGGATGATGGGACAATTAAAACCATTGAAGTAATCAATACAGGATCAAATTATAATAATATTGTTGCTACAGTAAAAGATCCGTTATTTAATTTTGATCCTGACGATAATAATTCTATTGATGTTAGGGCTGTTTTAAGACCAATATTGGCTCCAAGAGGAGGCCATAACTATAACCTAATTGATGAGCTGCAATGCCGTCATGTTTTACTATATGGTTATATTACAGAAACAGATAATAATGCAATTGGTAAATCAAACAGTTATTCTGTGGTTGGATTAGTTAAAAATCCGACATTTACACCTGATCCTGCAAACAATCAAATTACAGATTCACCAACGGTTTTTGACAATAGAATTGAAATTATTACAGATGATTATTCAAAAGTAACAATCAATTCTTTAGTATCTCAAATCGATGTAGATAATAATAAAACATTTGAAGGTAGAGTTCATTCAGTAAAAGCAAGTTCTAATTCTATTTTCTTGTGCAGTTATATGGGTCCTTATGTAAATCAAGCAAATAATGATATTGCTTTAGACCCTACTAAAGATTTGATCAATGCAACAGGTCAAAGATTGCAAATAAATACACCAGTAGCCAACAATATTATTGAATCACGGTATACCCAAAGATCTGGAACAGTGTATTTTATGGAAGACTTTGTTCCTCTTGAACGAACAGAAACTTCTAGAGAAGAATACAAGCTAGTCTTGGAAATTTAAGGAAACATAAGTAGATGCCTATTAATACAGACTTAAATATCGCGCCATATTTTGACGACTTCGATATTGAGAAACAGTTCTACAAAATCCTGTTTAAACCAGCGTATGCTGTACAGGCGAGAGAGCTTACTCAACTTCAGACAGTTCTTCAAAACCAGGTCGAACAATTTGGAGATAACGTCTACCAAGAAGGTAGTGTTATTAAAGGTTGTAACTTTACAGATCTCAACGGTTTGAAATATGTAAAAGTTGTAGATAAAACCGGATTCGACGTAGAAACTTTTATTAGTGGACCGTCCATCATCACTGAAAGTGGTGTTGAAAAAGAGGTAGACATTGTTTACGAACTCGAAAGTGGTACTGGACTTAAGGCATCGGTCATTACTGCTTCTCGTGGTTTCGAAACACGTCCACCAGATCTAAACACTTTTTATATTAACTATTTAAATACTGAAGATGCAGGTAAATCTGCGTTCGCGGCTGGTGAATTAATTACCATTAACAAATATGTTTATGAAAAGTCTGCAGAAAGAACTGATCTTCAAGAGCTTAACGTTGCTACAATTAACGTTACTCTTCAAACAGATCACGAAGGTGATTCATTCGGTATTCAGGCATCGCCGGGTGTTATCTTCCAAAAAGGTCACTTCTTATTTACAGCAGCGCAAACTCTAATTGTTTCTAAATATACAAATCAACCTGATTTAAAATCTGTTGGCTTTGAAGTAAAAGAAGAATTAATTACCGCATTACAAGATGGTTCGTTGTACGATAACGCTAATGGATCTAAAAACGAAAACGCTCCAGGCGCTGACAGACTTAAAATGGTTCCAAGTCTGGTGGTTAAAGAAACATCAGTGGCAGATACCGACGTTAACTTCTTTACGTTAATTAGATATCAAGAAGGTAACGCTGTTCAATTGCGTGACGTTACTCAGTTTAATTCTATTGCCGAAGAATTTGCAAGAAGAACATATGAAGAATCTGGCAATTATGTATCAGACAAATTTAGATTAGATTTAGATAGAAGAAACGACAATCTAGTTGTGCTTGTGGGTAAAGGCACTGCATATGTAAAAGGATTCAGAGTAGAAAACTCTGGTAAAATTTCTTTTAATGTCGATAATGTAGCAAATACTGTTACACAAAACGACCAAGCTATTTCACTTGACTATGGATCATATGTAGATATTACAGACTTAAGTGGCACATTTGATCTAGATTATAGTCCTGTTTCTTTACAAAACGGAGGCGGCAGCGTAATTGGTTTAGCTTTCGTAAGAAATGTAACAAAAGAAAAATTATATCTATTTGGTGTTAAAATGACACCACCAAATGTATTTGAATCAGTAACAAGAATTGTAGGTACTAGTGGTGTAGCAACTATTGCCGCATCTTCAAAAGTAAAAGAATTTAAAAATTCTCCTATGATATTTGATTCAGGAACATCTTTCTTAAGATCAGTATCAGATACAATTGTTCCAGTACGTGGCACAGATAACAACGTATCAGTATCAGGAGACTCAATTACAATTACGTCTGCAGTTGACGAAGATTTTGCAATTAATCAGGACGATATGGTTTTTGTAGATGCTACAAATACTCAGGTAGATATTGTAAGTCATAGTGTTACAAACAATAGTACTGAATTAACAGTGAATCTTGATCCTGGAGTTTCTTCTCCGGCCGGTCAGTTATATTTTAATAAGAGATTAAAAGGCACGAAAGGTAATTCGCACGCAAAACTTGCTAAAGAAGTGTATGTAAAAATTACTTATTCATCAGCTACAGCAAGATATAGTTTGGGGTTCCCTGATGCTTACGAAATTCTAGGTGTATGGGAAGGCTCCACCGGAACTGGTACAGACATTAAAGATAGCTTCAAACTATATAATAACCAAAATGATCACTTCTATGATATTTCATATATGGAATATATTAGCGGTCGTCCTCAGCCGGCAAATGGTACAGTTACAATTAAATTAGGAGTATTTGAACCAGTAACATCTTCAGGTTCATATTTCTTTAACATTAATAGTTATCCTATTGATGATAGTGCTACACCTGCGGCAAACACAATAAAATCTACAGATTTAGATACTTATATTAGTTCTACTGGAAGAGGTTATAACTTAAGAAACTGTTTTGATTTCAGACCACATGTGGATAAAGATTCAAACGTGGCTTATACTCATACTTCTGCTTCTGGTGCAGGTACTGTTACTACCGCAGTCGGAGGATATACATTAGCATTTACTGGATCATTTGCAGTTCCAGCTTTATCTTCAAATATTACAACAGACGTAGAGCATTATCTAGGAAGAGTTGACTTAATTACTATCGATTCTTACGGTATTACTTCGATTGTAAAAGGTGACGAGTCAGAAAATCCAGTTTCTCCGAAAGTTGGCCCAGACGAACTTGTAATTGGTCAAGTTAATATTCCTGGCTATCCTGTTCTATCTTCAAGAGAAGCTCAAGAGGCAGGTAAGTTAGATTGTGCTGTTAAAATTAAAGGTAAAGGCACACAAGTTTATACAATGCGCGATATTGAAAAAATTGAAAAGCGCATTGAAGGTCTTGAATACTATATTTCTTTAAATCAATTAGAGCAAAGCACAGAAAATCTTACAGTTTTAGATGAAAACGGGTTGACAAGATTCAAAAATGGTTATATAGTAGATCCAATGAACGACACGGTAATTGCAAATACCGATGATCCTAATTATAAAGCTGCTATTCATTTTGATAAAAGCATTCTTACTCCTGCAGTAAAAACATATCCAATTGATTTAAAATATAAATCATCGACCGGTGCTTCTATTTTCCCAACTGTAAACGAAGCAGAAACAGGAACTCTTGGCAGAAATGCAAACATCAAGTTGTTAGGTCAATCTTATGCAACTAATTTTAGAAACTGCGTAAGTAACTTTTGGAAATACAGCGGTAATGCAGAATTATCACCAAGCCACGATATGGCTCATGATACTGTTCAAAACCCAACTCCAGTTGAAATTGATTTAGTTACTCCATTCCAAGATCTTCAAGAATTCTTACCTATTACTGGTGAGCAAAGAGGGGCTGTTCAAGAATCACTTGCTAGTGAAACTTGGAACGGTAACAGAAGAACGAGAGTATTTAACAGAACAGAAGAAGTAACTCAACAAAGCATTCAAGTAAACGACGTAGGCTCAAATTTAGTTGGTGATTTTGTTACTAACGTAGCGTTTAATCCATTTATGAGAGCTCGTGATATTAAGGTTTATGTTTCAGGTCTGAGACCAAACACACGACATTATTTCTTCTTTGATGGAACTGCTGTAGATGCGCATATTACTCCTGGCACAGTCAACTCAGATTTTGCTAGAGATATTGGAAGATTCGGATCGAAAGGTGATATTGTAAAATCAGATGCAAACGGTGTATTGAGAGCAATATTCTCGATTCCTGACGCAACGTTCTATGTTGGCGACAGAGTTTTAACTGTTGTTGATGTTGCTCAATTCTCAAGCATTGATTCAGCTTCTACTTCTAAAGCGGAAATTGCATATCATGCTTACAACATTTCTCAAGAAAAATCAACACTTTCTACACGAGTTCCTGAGGTTACAGAAATTTCAGAGACAACAACACGAAACCTTGCAAATAGAGTAGAAACACGCCGCTTCGGCGGTGATCCTCTTGCTCAAACATTCTTTATTAAGAAAGGTATGGGTAAAGGTTCAAATACCGTATTTATTTCAAAAGTTGATTTATTCTTTAGACGTAAAAGTAATATAAACGGCGTAACAATTACACTTCGCGAAGTTATCAATGGTTATCCATCAGGTACTATTTTGCCATTCTCTAAAAAGCATTTAAAAGCTTCTCAAGTAAATGTTTCAAATGACGCAACAGCGGTTACTGAAATAGAATTCGATGCACCAGTTCGTATGGATGTTGAAAAAGAATATGCAGTGGTAATTATGCCAGATGCCAATGATCCAAATTACTTGCACTACACAGCAAAAGTTGGTGGTACTGACTTTGTGACGGGTGGTTCGGTTGTTATGGACTGGGGTGACGGTGTTCTATTTACATCAACAAACAACCGTGCATGGAAATCATATCAAGACGAAGATATTAAGTTTAACTTATATCGTCATGAATTTAACAATGCAACTGGTACCATTACACTTACAAACGATGATCACGAATTCTTAACATTAAGTGACTGGGATGGAAGATTTACTCCAGGCGAAATTGTCTACAAAGATGTAAGCGCTGGATACAGTGTTGCTATGGTTCAAAACACAAATGTAATTACACAGTCAGGAAATGACTTTGCTGTCGATTATGCAGCCGGTGATTACATCATGGTTACAGCTGGAAGCAATTCAGAAATCTTTAGAATCGCAAGTGTTGATAGCTCAACTCAAATGACTACAGATCATCCATGTCCATTCAATGGAGCAACTGCAACTGGTAAACCACTTGTAGCTGGTATTGTATGTCATTATAATAAAAGAACAGCAAATGAGCTTCATATAAAACAAAGCTCTGCTACAAATAGTAAAAAGTTTGTTGCAACTGATACCATTACTGGATTTACGAGTGGAACAAGTGGTACAATTGGTTCTGTAGATAATATTAATGTGAGCTATATTCAGCCATTGATTCAAAAATCAAATGATTCAGTAACTACTACACAGCTTAAAGGTACATTTACTGATCCTGGTAATCTTTCTGCAACATATGATATGAATATGAACTTTGGCCAGAATAACGAGTTTACTCGCAAAGGTGCAGTAATTTATAGTAAATCAAACAACTTTATTAATCCGAAAACATTTGATATTAAAGTAGATATGGCTAATAAGTCTAATGTAACATCAACTCCATTTGTTGATTTAGAATTAGCAACGATATTAGCATATCAATATCAAGTTACAAATACTTCAGCAACTACATCAAAATATATTTCAAGACGCATTGAGTTAGCGGCAGATTTAGATGCCGAAGATTTAAATGTTTTCTTAACGGGATATAGACCAAACGGTACTGACATTAAAGTTTATATTAGACCACAGCATACGCAAGACAGCTCAGCGTTTGATACAATTAATTGGATTGAGCTTGAAATGATTGAAGGTAAAAATACATATTCATCTTCAATTAATACATCAGACTTTAGAGAGTATCGTTATGCTGTAGCTGATGCTAATAAAAATTCTGGTGTACTTAGATATACAAGCACGGCTGGTACATTTGATGGATATAGAGCCTTTTCAATTAAAATCGAACTCTTAGCTCCAAATCAATTTAATGCGCCGTTTGTTAAAGATTATAGAGGGATCGCATTAACATGATAAATCCAGCATTGCGCAGAGATGAAAATAGCGGAGCTGTACTTAATACCGACGTCACAGCTTTAAATAAATATAAACAAGAAAGAGCATTACGCCGTAAGGTTGACCAGCTTATTCGTGATTGTGATGAAGTAAAGCAATGCTTAAAAAACGTTAATGAGCGATTAGAAAAAATAGAGAAACAAATCAATGTCCAAGCCTAATATTACAGAAATAGCAACAACCCAAACATTTCAGAATTGGTTAGATAAAACCAATGAAATGGTTTTGCTCTTTAAAAATAATACTATGACTGCTTCGGGTACCGGCGATAGCACAACTGGTGATGCTACTCTTATTGGCGACTTTACGGCAAACAGTGTTGTTGTATTTGATGAACTTCAAACAGATGCGGTAGCTGCCAGAACTGCTGGTGGAACTATTGCTTATGCTTCTCCAGTTACAATTACAGGTGCTACTCAGTCAGTTGTAGCTACTTTCCAATATACCGCGTCAGGTGGTAGAACACGATATACCAACGGTGCATATGCATGGGATATTGGTATGGAAAATAGTACTACAACTAATTTTATCATGAATTCTCAAGCAGGTACACAGCTTACTTTAACACCTAACGGTGTTCTTACAGTTCCAAGCATTATCGTAACTTCTGAAATTACTTTCCCAACCGCGAATGGCGTTGCTACTGGTACAATCGAAGTTGCTAACGCTACAATTTCTGATACGTTAACTGCAAATACAATTAATGCAACTCTAATCAATTGTGATGATATTAGAGGAAATCTTTACGGAGACATTTTTACGCCAGACGGAGTAAAAGTTTTTGAAAACGGACCAGGCAGTGGTCTTCCAGCGACATTTACAGGTAACGTTTTAGGTACAGTAAGCTCACTTACTAACCATAATACAAATGCCCTTACAGAAGGTGCTAATAACTTTTATTTCACGACTGCAAGAGCAAGAGCCTCCTTGCAAGGAGGAACGGGCGTAACTTACGATTCAGCGAACGGTATTATTTCTATAGGACAATCGGTCGGTGAAGCCGCTGATGTTTTATTTAATACAGTAAGTGCGACAGGAGATATTACTGCGTTTGCTTCTGTTTCTGATATTGCAATGAAAGAAAATATTAATCCAATTGAAAATGCTTTAGATAAAGTAATGCAGCTCGGTGGATATACATTTAACTACAAAAACAGACCCGGCGAAGAAATGACTGGTGTTATGGCTCAGGAAATTGAGCAAGTATTGCCAGGAATTGTATATGAAACAACAGACCCGGAAACAGGCGCATCGACATACGCAGTTCGACATGGAAATCTAGTAGGATTACTTATAGAGGCCATTAAGGAACTATCGGCAAAAGTGGGGAAGTAAATGCCTATTAAGACATCGGGTCCCATTAACATCCAAGACATTATTGATGAGTTTGGCGGTACTGGATCACTGAGTGATTATTATCGTGGTGGCAATTATGTACCCAATAAAAATGCAAACTCTGCTATTCCCGTAGCAGGATCTGGTCTTCCTATTTCTTTGGGTCAATTTTACGGTGCTACTAAAATTATTACTTTAGAATTTAAAGCGTATGGTGGCGGTGGAGCTGGTGGTTCTGGTTTTGAAAACAATTCTGATATTGTAAGTAATGCGGGTTCGGGCGGAGCTACAGGTATTATGCTTATGTCAACTTTTGATGAACGTGTAGATGTAAACGGCGGCGTGGTACCTGATGTAATTGCAAGAAATTATTTTATACAAGGTGCATTCGACTTAACACGGGACGGACAAATATTTAGCCCGTCTGCAGCGGGCACGTTTGGTGGACTAGGCGGACTCAATAACGCGTTCAGCGATGCTAATGCGACTGCTGGAGAAGGTTCTGATTTTGGTGTAGGTGGCGCAGCAGCCGCTCGAAATAGTGCTGGTGGCTCGGCACCTTGGGGGCACTGGGGTGCAGCTGGCGGTGGCGGTGGCGGCGACCAAGGTAATGGAGATAGCTATGAATTCTTTGGTTTGATTAACAGAGGTGGCGCTGACGAATGGGGTAAAGCCGGCGCAGGTGGACAGCATGACGGAAGATGGGAAGGCAAACTTGATATAGATGTAGAAGTAGACTATGTCGTACAAGTTGGTAAAGGTGGAACTCCAGCATTTGATGTAGGTAACCACGACGGCGGTTACGGAAATCCAGGCTATATGGAATTTACTGTGGATAGTGCTGCTAATCAATTATTCCAATTTGCACCCAGTGGCGGTGGATCTAACGATGATAGAAATAAATCGTATTATTTTGGTTTTCGTGTAAATAGAAATGGCACAGTAACAAGATTTCCTGTACCTACTAGTGGAGTAGTATGATGGTAGATTCAAATATTTTTCGAGGCTATTATGATATTCTAGACGAAGCATTAGATATATTTCCAATCAGTATCCAAACTACGTTAGAATTCGTTAGACGCCAAGATACACATTCAGTTGTAATTTACATCCGCAATAACTCAGAAGAAATCAGAAAAGATATAGATAACTTTGTAGGCAAATATGGATTTTCAATACCAAGAAGATTATATGAGCCTGGCCCTGAAGGAACAAGAACCGGTTTAATTGCCATTGATTTAGGCACGCTGAGTACTGAAAGTCTTAGAATTTATGTTACCACAACTCATAATAAACCTGCCGACTTGGGTACAGAATGGCATTGGGGAAATGGTTATTATTTAAATAAGCAAGGTAATGTGTTAGGTAAAAAACATTATCATATTAATTTAAAACTAAGAACCATGAAAGTAGATTATTTTGACTCAGAAGATAATTTAGAAGCTTCTGGAACAGATCAAGAAAATATTACTGATGATTGGAAAATTTGGGGAGGTCCTGAAAACTTATATAATGATGTTGTGAAAAGCGGTTTGGGATACTCATTTGGACATAAAACAAAAAAAGATCAAGGCTATTTTGTTGTAGCACTTCCTGGGCAACGCTACGGCTAATTATTATAAATAATAAGAAAAACATACAAGGGTAATAGACGCATGTCAAAGATTTCAGAATTAGGTCCGATAAAAGGCGCCAATACCAGATCCGAGGACCTCTTTGTCATTGTTAACTTGATTCAGGGTGACGACGGTACAAAAAACATAACTCGAAAAGAGTTAGTTCAAGCCATTCAATATGAGATTTTTGATAGAATTACCATTACTGGTGGATCAATCAGCAACGTTACGATCAGAAATTCTCAGATCGACAACAACACAATGAATCAAAACACCTTTACCAACGGTGATATCGAAGATACTGATATTGCTCGTGGTACTATGGATGGCACAGATATTCGTAATGTTGCTATTGCAAACTCTACGATTGAAGGCTCTGATTTCTCAGATGGTACTGGTAACAATAACGTCTTTACAAATACTATTGTAGATCAAGGCCAGTTAAATAATTCGACTGGTAATAACGATACATTCACAAATTCTACAATTGATGACTCATTCTTCAATAACGTTACAATTGAAGGCGGTACTGCAAATAACCTTATCCTTACAAACATTCAAATTGATGAGCTTATTCTTGAAGATGCTGTTATTTCTAACTCAGAGATGTTTGATACAGCGATCTCAAACAGCACTGTTGAGAACTCAACAATTTCTGGTAACACTCAAATCTTTGACGTTGATATCGCTAATGCTGATATCCGTGATACAGATTTAGATAATGTTACAATTACAAATTCCAGATTTGCAAATGGCGATATTTGGGATACTCGTATTGCTAACTCAGAAATTGTTGATACAACCGCAAACAATATTGTAATTACAAATTCTGAACTCAATGATAGTACAGCAAACAATGTTCAGATTACTAATTCTGATTTCTCAGATGGTACTGGTAACAATAACACATTTACTAATCCAACATTGCAAGACGCTACACTTACTGGTAGCATGGATCAAGTTGTTGCAACAAACATTACAATTTCATCTTCGACTTCTGATGGATTAGAACAAAACAGATCTAAAATTGAAAACTCAGATCTAAACGAAGTACGTATTGCTAACTCAACTATTGATGAGTCACAGCTTGCTGACTTCAATATGGAGCTTACAAAAACATTCGAAGCTCCAATCGATGAAGATTCTTACTTTGCTCTAAAGAACGTCAAAACTGGCGAAACTGAGCAAATGACATATCGTCAGCTTTATGACGAGTTTTCTAGAAAAACAAATAAAGCTCTTAAAGTGCATGTTGCTTCAGATGGTGACGACGCAAATCCTGGTACTATTCTTCAGCCAGTTCGTACTCTAAAAAGAGCTGAAGAACTTTGTTTGGAAAAAGCGGGTGGATTGTTCGACCGTAATGACATTAATAATGCAGTTCATATTTCGGTAGGTCCTGGTACTTACTATGTTGATGAGCCAATTATGCTACCAGATGATTGTTCTATGACATCAACAGCTGGACAGTATGCAACAGTAATTCAAAAGAAAAAAGGTTGGGAGCGCACTAACGGTGTTCTAGTTGGATCTGGCTGTTATGTTCAAGGTTTCTCATACATGAACTTCGAGGTTGATAACTTCGACCAGCCTGAAGGCGGATTTGCAATTGCTTATCGTCCAGGTGCTTTACTACGTCGTTCACCATATCTTCGTGACTCTACACAGCTTTCAAACTTTAATCGTTTAGACGTTGAGCCACCACTTAACCCATTTAACTCAAAAGGCACAATCCTTGACTTAGGTCAAGAATTCTATTTAGAAGTAGGACATAGTGCACAATCAAACTTTGAGATTGATGACGAAGTAACATTTTCAAGCGGTGCTTCAGGATATATTTCATATATTGACGATATCGATTCAAACCGTCAGATTTATGTACGTAATCTAAAAGGTAATGTAGAAGTCGGTGATCAGTTATTTGCTCAGCGTGGCGGTACAGGTACTATCGAATCAATCGGTATTGATGACTTCCCGAACAGACTAGTTGGTCGAGGTGGTGGTTGTCTACTTGCAGACAGAGCTGTTCTAGATACTGACTCACTTTATACATACGTACTTTGTTTTGGTTTCACACCTCGTACTCAAAACGGTACAGGTTACGTTGCTAAGAACGGTGCTGGTGTCAACGGTATCGGTTCATTGTCAATCTTTACTCGCCAAGCGTTCTTTGCTCTTGACGGCGGTCAAATGACATTGAACAACTCAGGTTCTCAGTTTGGTGACATCTCAATGCGTGCACGTGGTAGCACAGTAATTATTAAGCCAGCTGAAGCTCCTAGAGATTCTGATAAGCAAGGTCTTAACTTAATTGCAAACACCACATTTGCTGATCAGCTTGATGAGAATTCACAAGATATCGTCGATAATATGGTATATTATCTTACTGCAAATACTACAACAGGATTTAATGGCGCGCCTGGTCTTGGCTATCAAGGTTATAATGCAGACAAGTGTTTCCGCGATACGGGCCTAATTATCGATAGTGCTTCATATGACGTCGCAACAAACGGTAACTACTGGGGTCGTTTAAACGGTATTACTTATCAATCACCAATCTCATATGTTGTTGTTAATGAACAGCTTACAGAGACAGTTGGATCTGTTGAGCATATCAAAGAGTCAGTTGACTTTATCTTTGAAAATGCAAATACTCAAGTTCAATCGCGTTTGGATAGATCATTCGACGAAACAATTAACATTTTAAATAACGGCGAAGCCGCGGCAAACCCAATTATATTTGCTACAACTGACGATCAGCATGCTGTTGCAGCTCGTGAGCTTGTTCAAGATAACAGAGATTTGATCATTAGCGAATTCGTTGATTGGATTGATAATAACGAAGAATTCTACGCATATGATAGCGCCAAGTGTGAGCGCGACATTCAAGAGTACATTCTACCTGCAACGAAGTTTGACATGTTGCTGGAT